AAGAGAGACATAAGTGCCCATGCCAGTTAAACCTAGCACAGATGCTTGTTTGAACTCGCGAACGATACGTAATGGATAGTTTGACCAGTACCATGACGGCGGCTGATTTGTTGACCGCGTATCGGATACTGAAACATCCTTTAATAAACCATTCACAGATGCATTCAGTGAAGTAATGCTTGAGCCGTGGGATGTAATTGCACCTTCTGTTGCGGTTACGCGGCTTGCGAGGTTTGTTAGCGCCGAACTATCTGCTTTTGTTGCTAATGTGCCGTTAATATTGGTGATGCTATTGTTTAGCGAGGTAATACTACTGCTATGTGAAGCAATATCCTTACCTTGCTGAGTCACTGTGTTGGTCAATGAAGAAATGGCTGAAGCATTTGCGTCCAGTTGAGAGGTCAAAGTTCGAGAGTCACCTAAACCTACAGGTACACCATTCACAAAAGTAAGCGGGTATTCAATCCACTGATTAGGAATAGTCGAATCAAACATACCGAGAATACCGTTACCTGCATCAAGGTCTTTACGTCCTACAAATAAAGGGAGAGCATTCCAGTTCCAAGATTTGAAATACGTGTCGCCAGAACCACAAGCAAGTAAAAGCGCTCGTAAATCAGTATTTGGGTTTGAATTTCCAACTGAGCCAACGTTATCTGTACCCACGATAGCAAAGTAAGTTCCCGATGAAAGCGCCTTGATAGCGGCATAGATGGCGTTACATGCAGATACGATGTCGCCATAGGTGTCATATTGCGTACAGCTTTCAACATCCCCATTTTTAAACACAATGAGATTTAAACCGCGCCCAAATCCATATAATCTCGTATTGTTTCCGGTGTAGACGCCAGCCGCCTTTGGCATGCCAACGGCAGAGCCGTTACGGAAAGTCACCAACGAATATGACTTCGTATTACCGATTTGATTAGTGAGCGAGGTAATGCTGCTGCTATTTGAGGTAATAGTATTGCCTTGCTGACTTACTGTATTAGTGAGATTTGCGATAGCAGAAGCGTTTGCATTGCTATCAGGGATGTAATCATATGGGCTCGGAATCCACGCGTCCGTAGTGAGTACATCGCCTTTAACAAGAACTGCCCAATAAACCGTACCAACGCTACCCTTGTCGGCTGTCGGACGGTTGAGCATGTAGAAGTGGATAATTGGGCCAGAGGCAACTGCGCTGTTTTTAACAAAGGTAACTTTGCTGACAACCTTACCATTCGTATTTACTACGGCTTGTAGATGTTGTGAGCCACCACCTGCGTATACAGCAAGTGATGAGTTTGTATCACCAGTCCCTCGTTTATGTTCAGCGCACCAAATTAAAGTATAGGTAGCCCCAATTTCCCAATCTTCACCGAGTTTGTAGGTGTGATGCGGATAAGAGACACCATCATATGTACCGACTTGATTTGACTTGATGAGAAGGTTTGTGCCCGCCTTTCCGCTCACAGCTAACGAGTTGGTCAATGAGGTAATTGAATTACCCTGACTAGTGATATTCCCTTCGGCAGTGGTTACACGGTTAGAAAGGGAATTCAATGCCGCCGCATCCGCTTTCTGAGAAAGTGCGGCATTGATGTTTGTGACGCTATTGTTGAGCGAAACAATATTGTTAGATGCGGAAGTTACACGGCCGTCAATGTTTGCAACTTTGGAATCAAGCGTACTTAATGCAGACGAGGTTGCTTGCAAGTCGGTTGCTAATTTCTTATTACCTGTAATGTTACGTACTTGAATGTTCGTAACATGCCATTGCTGCCCCGCTGCCTCTGACGCAGCAATACTTACTTGAAGCCAAGGTCGAATTTCAACCATGCCATTTGGCACAGTGAAATAACCTTCCACCATACCCCAAGCATTTTTATCTGTAGACTTGACGGCAACACTATACCAAGTATAAGTACCTGCACTGTTTCGAGTATTGAAACCAAGTACAGCAGAAGCGATTACTGATGTATTTGGCGTTGCAAACCAAGCCGAAACGTAGAACATGTCGCCAACATTACATTTGACAAAAGGACCGTAATAACTATCGCGGTTATTCAGTCTTAATGCTTTTGGAGAAGGCGGGTTAGGTGCTGCGTCAGTCGCATCAACAATTACGCCAGATGTCCAATCGCTTTTCGGGTCTACGAAATCAGGATTAAGAACAAGATTCGATAAATCGTTGTTAGTAATCTTGTTGGTTAAGGTGGTAATAGAATTACTTTGTGAAGTAATTGTATTACCCTGTTGAGACACAGTATTTGTCAGATTGCTAATTGCAGATGCAGTGGCATTAAGCGTTGTTGAAATGTCTAATAAAGACGGCTCAATGATCGCCGAAATGCCATTAGATGCGAGGTCTGCCTCTGCCATGAAGCTTGCAGACCAACCATTCATCCATTCGTCTGGCGGAGTTGTATAGCCGATTTCGGCATCAATGTTGAATTTTGGATACTGCCAATAAGCACCGGGCGCTTGGGACGTCAAAATAATGACTACTGTGCCATTACGGACGCCCATGCGAACTCGAATTGGCATGGTGCCCGAATTCACTATACCATGTTGAAGTAGAGAGGTGCCCGAATATGCATAACCCCCAATGTTCAGATTAATTTCATTCTTAGCGGCCAAGTAGTTATAGCCAGTAAGTGAAAGTCGGAACATTTTATTTGTGAAGGTAATTGGCGTTTGGATTACGATATTGCCAGTTAGATTTGCGCCGTTTTGCTGCCATACAAGAACGCCTCTAAATAACTTAGCTGCGCCAGTACCGCCCTGAATCTTAGGCAATGCAGCGTTCGCTGTATTGGTTGTAACCGTTAAGCTGTTACTTAAATTAGTAATCGCATTACTTTGATTGGTTAAACCATTTTCAGCAGCCGTCATTCTCGTTGAAAGACCGCTTAGAGCCGAGTTTGCCGCTGAGATATTCCCTTCTGCTGCACTCATACGAGAGTTAAGCGAAGTGATTGAATTTGTTGCTGTCGTTAAGCGTCCATCAACTTCTGATACTTTGGTATCAAGAGCGCTAATCGCTGATGCATTTGCATCATTGCCAACAATTGCCTCTGCATCTTCCAGAATTAGGTAATCAAGCTCAACAATGCCCGTTTGCGCCGAATAGTTTGCAATAAACATCGGCGTGATGAAGCCTGCTTGTTGTGAAACAGTACGTGGGCTTGTTTTTGAGCCTGAACCCGATGCTGCTCCTGCTGATCGACCTTTGATATACGCAACGATTTCTTGCCATTCATCGATCGCAGGTGCGTGCGCATTAACAACATAGTTAGAAGACCCCATATCGCCCGATAATGCGTTGGCTGTTGTTACGTATAGTGCCTTGTCTGGGGTTTTCTGAGAGACACCGAGGTAAATTGTGCCTGTTCCGGCACGACGGCGATACCGCGCACGAAGTCGATATGTCTTAGTTGCATCAAAAGGAATGAAGTTATTCGGATGCATCCAAACAATATCATTGCCAGCATTATTTCCAAGTTGAATAACACGACCCGCTTGGCCATCCGCTTGTGCAACAATTGAGTATTCGCCTGACGTATTAAAGAATGTCCAATCGCCCTGTGCATTACCCGCATTCATTGAAATGCTTGAAGTAGCGTTGCTTAAAGTTGAACTTAAAGCTGTAATGGCATTGGTATTTGACGTTACTTTGCCATCGACATTCGTAACTTTCGTGTCGAGGTTTTGAAGCGCAGAAGCATCAGCCTTTTTGTTTAAATTGCCTTCTGTGGTCGTCATGCGACTTTCGAGGCTAGTGACGCGTCCCGCAGTCGCGGCGTTTTGGCTAGTGGCTGTGTTGAATAAATCAGTCGCCTTGGCTTGCGTTGAAAGAATCATTCCGGTTGGGTCGCTACCTGCAATCCAAGCCGAAGGGGTTGTGTTGTTGCCAACTTGCCGTTCAAGCATCATTCTTTCGATATTGATAACTTGTCCCGCAGGTTTGCCTGTAGGGTTTCCGATTAACAGCATACATGCAGCGGCACCACCAGCGGGCACCGTGAACACCCCGCTATAGCGGGTTAATGTTGCGGTAATATTAAAGCGCAGGCGTGTACTATCTACATTGTAGAGTTGCCACTCAATAGCATGCGGTGGGGTTCCGCCAACAGTTTTGGCAACAAAACTAAAAATGTATGTACCTTCTGTTAGCCACTGTCGCGGAACTTGGCCGCCTCCAATGTTGAAGTATGTGCCGTTCCTTGAATAAGCAGGCATCGTGAATTGGAACGCGCGTACATTTACCGTATCTGGCGATTGGATGATTTCAAATGGCAATCCAGACGTCCAGTTGGTTGGCTTTTCTACTGGATTTGAAATCTCAGGGCCAAGCAAGTTCACGCCCTGATTCGGCAACCCATCAAAGCTGCTTTGTAATGTGGTTAATGCAGAAGAGTTAGATGTAACTTTGCCGTCGATTAGGGTTACTTTTGAATCAAGCGACTGTAATGCGCTCGTATCCGCTTTACTCGAAAGTGCGCCATTAATGCTTGAAATGCTGTTGTTGAGTTGGGTAATAGAATTACTATGGGAAGTAATGGTATTACCCTGCTGGCTGACAGTGTTTGACAGGGTGTTAATCGCATTCGCATTGGCTGCAATAGCATCGCTATAAGCTTTTGGAATGGTGTCGTTTACAGCCGTTACATCAAATACTTCGTATGAAGCAAGAATCACAAAGACTGGATTATCAACCGTTGGTACTGGCGGGTTAGTACCGGCAATTACGCGGAAATGACCTTGAATAGTAGAGCCACTTAAATCAGCCCCACCTTGTACGACAGAGTAGTACGTTTCAAATTTGCCAGTTCCTAGATCATTACCCAAGATTCGGATGTATCCACCCGTACCCGTAGCATTACCGATGGCTTGTAATTTTGTACCCACTGGCATCTTAATAATTTGTTTAATTAAGAAGGTTTTATTTGCAGTGAGTACAAGCGTAGGTGCAGTTGGATACCAACCACCACCCAACGCTTGAGTTGCTTTGATCAACATTTCATGGGTTGAGCCAGTTGGGTTGTCTGTTGACTTAGTTTGCTTAACCCATGAAGTTCCCGCAGGGAAACTGTATGCAGATAAACCACCAGCAGAGGTCGTTTTGAAAGTTGGATCGTCGCGTAGAGGCTTGCCAAGAGATAACAGTCGCGCCAGAACGTTTACGTCGTTCAAGTTACTGTTTGTTAGATCAAGGCTATTGCTAAGCGAAGTAATCTGCCCGCTTTGACTTGAAATCTTGCCCTCGGCTGTTTCCACTCGGCTAGTTAAGTTATTGACCGCGCTTGAATCGGCTTTGTTTGCCAGTGTTCCATTGATTGAGGTGACGCTATTTTGTAGCGATGCAATTGAATCACTTTGATTGGTGATCTTGCCCTCAGCGGTTGCCATGCGTGTCGAAAGTCCACCAACCGCAGTATTTGTGCTGTTGATATTTCCTTCGGCTGTAGACATGCGCGAATTTAGTGACGTAATCGAATCTGTAGCAGTGGTTAGCCGACCATCGATATTGTCAACTTTTGTTTGGGTCGTTTGAATTGCAGAAGCATTGGCGTCAATTGCAGCCTTTGTATCACGAGGGCTAGGACTCCAAGCGGTAGCCTTTGTGCCCGCTTCAATTTGCAGTTTACGAATCGTCGGGATACGGCCAGTTCCATACGTTCCATAGAACTCAATTGTCGAAACAGTTGTACTTGCCGTATGCGCTTTTGGACTAACTGTTACTGAATATTTGGCAAATTGATTTACGATAATTGCATTAACGGAAGTAACGAATTGGTGAGCAGAACCATTTGACGAATAAACTTGAACCGGTCCAGCCACAGGAACGCTCATTTCAAACGAAATCGTGATTGGCTTCTCAAGATTTTCGTCATAGAACGCTTTCAGTTCTGCACTACGTTCATACAGTAAATATTCTTTATTGGTTGCGGCGGTTGAAGTGCGTGGTGCCTCCGAGTTCGCAACAACGTTTACGCCGCCGATCGTTAACTGGCTATTGAAGCTATTAATTGCACCAGAAGTAGCAGCATCGGCTTCTGTCTTGGTGTAATAGTTGCTTAATGCTGAGGCATCTGCTTTCGAAGAAAGTCCACCCTCGACGGTTGAAACACGACCTTGCAATGAGGTCACAGCACTCGTATTGCTAGTTACTCTTCCATCAATGCTTGTAACCTTAGAATCTAAGGAATTTAATGCGCTTGAGTCCGCTTTTGAAGAAACCTTGTCATTGGTTGCGTTTAAATCATTACGTAAAGACGTAATTGAATTACCTTGGCTTGTAATTGTGCCTTCTGCTGTCGAAACTCGGTTGGTTAAGGCATTTAAAGCCGTAGCATCAGCTTTCTTCGTAAGTTCGCCATTGATTGACGTAACGCTATTATTCAATTGCGTAATTGAATTGCCTTGGCTTGTAATAGTGCCTTCGGCATTTGTTACACGGGTATCGATTTTGCTAATAGCAGAAGCATTGGCGTCAAGAGCGGATTTAATAGCACTTAAATCAGTTGGTCCTGCTGTCCATGTTGAAGCAGGTACATCGACACCAACGACCTCTTCAAGCATTAACATGTCAATGAGAATGCGTGAACCAGCGACGTTATAAACGCCGTTGCCAGAACAGATAACCGCAAAGGCAACTGCATCTGGTGGTGCTGCTACAGCTTTACAGCTAATTGTACCGCCGTCGTTTGAAGGTGTTACTCGTGTGTTGTTAGTTGCCTGATTTAATAAAACACTTTGAGAAGCAGTGAAAGTGCCGTCTGCTGCACGTTTAAACCAATGCAATGTAAAGTAAACATCTGCCTGTTTAGTGGCATCGAGGTTCTTTAAATAAGCGCTTAGCATGTAACGCTTTCCGCCACTGACAACACCTGCCGCCGCAGTATTGACTGTTGCTAGTGACGAGGAACCAAAATAAATACTGCCAGCCACCGCATTAAAGGTAACGTCATAAGCATTACCCTTAATACGCATTGGTGATTTTACTAAGGCAACAGTTCTCGACGCACCGATAATGTAAGGTGATAGTTCTTGCGGATCAGAAAAAGGCGCAATGATATTGTTGATGCCTTTGCCTGTACTCAACTCTGATTTTAGTGAGGTAACTGCCGAAGCTGCTGCTGCTGCATTAGTAACGGCGGTATTGGCAGTTTGTTGTGCGGTGGCAGCTGCATTAATTGCTTCAGCCGTTTTACCTTCATTTGTAGTTAAACGTGAATCCAGCGAAGTAATTTTTGATGCATTAGCACTTGTGTTTGTTGCGTTAGTATTAATTTGCGTTTGCAAACTAGATAAAGTGCCGTTAGTGCTCGATTTATAAGTCTCAATATTACTTAACAGCGCCGCATCTTCTGACTTGCGTTGAGAGGTTTCAGTGGTGAGACCATCATTCAACTTAGAAATTGCCGTGGTACGTGCACTAGTTTCGTCTGCAATTTTTTGGTTTAACTGATTTGTTGAAGTTGTTAAATCACTTGCAACTTTTGATGCTGCCGAAGAAGCATTATTTGCGGTTGTTTGTGCATTCGTTGCGGTCGTATTCGCATTAGTAGCAGTAGTTTTTGCTTCTGATGCTGCCGTGTTAGCAGTTATTGCTGAAGATACTGCTTGATCAGCCGCATTCTTCGCGTTAGCTGCAATCGCACTAGCCTCATTTGCCACTTGCTCTGCTTCTGATGCCAGTACTTGTGCATCTGTAGCCGCCGCCTTAGCCTCCGTAGCCGCTGACTTTGCTTCTTCAGCAGATGCTTGTGCATTCTTAGACGCTTCTTGAGCATTACTGGCTGCAGTTTGTGCATTTGCAGCTGCTTGTGCTGCTGCTTCAGATACATTAACTGTATTCTCAATTTTAGTTTGTAGCTCTTTAGCTAGATCGGTTTCTCCGATATGACCAGAAATTAGATCAAGAACCGCTTCTGGATCTGCTGTGGTCGTACCATTAACCCATTCAGACCAAGGACCAACATTGCCAATCCGGTCAATTAATCGACCGCGATAAAACTGTCTAAGATTAGGTTGTAAACCTTGGATTGTGGTAGTGGTAGTCGGATATGCAAACAACCCTAATTGAGCAATATTATTGATGCCATCAGTTGAAACTTCAATTTCGGTATAAGCAGTATCTTTTGCCCCAGTTGGCGGAAATCCCCAGTCCAACTTCATTCCGAATAAAATTCCAGTGGCTCGAATAAAAGCTAATTTAGGTGGTAAACCTTGCTTACCAGTAATATCCGTTAATATTGAAGAAGTAGGCAATGAAGCAACTTCGAATGCAGAAATTGCAGTAACACGAGCTTGATATTGACCTGAATAAACACCAGGTACTTCGACTGAGTTATTTCCTGTTAATGGTAACCGAATCCACGATCCATCATCTTTTCGCCACTCAACAAGATACTTAACAGCACCTTTTGCTTGTGTCCATGACACAATCATTGTGATGACATTAATACCTTGATCAACACGACTTTCGGTCGTAATCAAAACATCTTTGACTGGTTCTTGAATTGAAGGATTGACTATTGATATAGGTGCTTCTTCAAAGAATGCACCGTTATCAATTTCATCAAATTTTTGAGGGTTATATTGGAGTGCTGTAATACTGAACTGGTGTTTTTCATCTTGTGAGATTGAAATAACACGGAATTTCATTGTCGCTAAATCTTGAGCATCCAAAACCCAAACGTTTTGTACTGCTATTGAATTTTCATCAAATGGCAAAGTTACCTTAACAACACGGCCTGAGATTGATTGAACAATTCGAGTTTGAGCTTTTCCATTTTCGCCATTAATAACTAAACGATCACCAGCCTTAGCAACAACATCATCTCGATCAAGTGTAATTTTTGTTAGATCAGCAGAAATTTTAGATACACGTCCCCCATTGGCCCGTCCTGCAAAAAGCTCATCTGCAATTTCAATAACTCTACCGGGCAAAGGGATGTGGCCATCTAGACCAACTTTAAAGGAAACAGTACGGGTTTCTTTTTGTTCTGACTTTAATGCCCAATGTCCTGCACGCTGAGCTTGTCCACGTGAAGTACATCCCCATGCATCTAATTCTAGAATACGTACTTGTCCTGATTCAGCAATTGCTTGCTCATCGCGTACAAATTCATATTCAGTTTTATAGTGGTTAGCTGGATTATCCCAAGCAACTTTAACGACATTGTGTCGATCACGCGCTCGTGTACCTGAATATTCAAACTGACCGCCAATAACATTAGCACGGGTATATGTGAAATATGTATCTTGTGGAATATCTGCATCACAATGGATGTTTGCACCATCCCAGAAAGCAATCGCACGAAAGACACCAGCTAACTTTGTTAAAATACTGAAAGCTTCACTAGCACTTTGTAGATAAACGTTACAAGTGAAGCGAGGTTCTTCTCCGCCTAATCCGTCAGATACCATCTGATCACAATATTGGGCAAGGCGGTATAACGACCACTTATCAATCATTAACGGCGTTAAACGATCGCCCAAACCGTACCGATCATTTGTGCATAGGTCGTAATAAATCCAAGCAGGGTTATTTGAATATGCACGTTTAAAAGTACCATCCCAAATGCCAATGTATTGGCGTGTTTGAGCGTTATAATTGCTAGGTACTAAAAGTAAGGTCCCTTTTAAATCAACAGCAACTTTCGCAACATTGCCGAAAGTTTCAGCATCATATTGAAGTCCTAATAAGGCGGTATTTGGGTAACGTAATTTTGCATCAACTACTTCAGTGACGGCTTCAACATACATCTTGTCACTTACGTATTCAGAAGTTGAGTTGGGTGTGATACGACGTACACGTACAATCCAGCCGGAATCAGCTTTGGGCAAATCTATACGATGTGCACGTTCATAGTTGGCCGATGTTTTATCTGATATTTTTGTTTTTAATACTTCTATCCATGAGCCACCATCGGTTTGAAGATCAATTGCATATTCAATAGTTAAACCGCTAACATCCCCAGTAGTAGCGTCTTGACTGCGTAAAGGTCCCCACTTCAAACGAATTCTGACTGCATCAAGATCAATATTGCTAAAAGCTCTTACCCAAGGGATACCAGACTTTAATTCAACTCCTACAGCTGTTTCGCTTTCAATTGCAGGAAATCCGTCAATATAGTCTTGGTCGTTAGTACCCTTTCGGAAATCAACTTTTACATTAGAAAAGCTTAGGTTCCCATTTGCATCTTGCAAAGGGGTTTCTTCAAGAAAAATTGATTGATTGCCGTTGGCTAATCCTTCGACTTCCCCCTCAGCCAATCCGTATAAGATTTTAATAAATGTTTTTGATTGTGCTGAATCAGGAGCTATTACAGGTTGACGAGCTTTGTTGTCGCCCTTTTTCGCGCCTATCACCTTCGCCATAATAAATCTCGCGCAATAAAAAAGGCGCTTAAAGCGCCTCTAAAATATAATTAACTTTTACATCTGATCTTCTGGGTACTGGCCTGCACTAACAATAAAGCCACCCACTTCACGTTGACCATAAAGCACTGGTACTGGATTACCTTGAGCTACTGTTGTTACTGCTCCGCCAAAGCCCTTATTCGCTTTGTTTCCATCCTGATTTTGATCTTGAGAGTTATCGATTTTAGGCATTAGCATCATTGCGATGCCGCCTACCATCATCCCAACACCTGCTGCAATTACAGATGGTGCAAATGCTTGGGTGCCCGGGATATAAAGCATTACAACCCCAACAACAACCATCACAGCACCAAGGATAGTTTGTAGAGCACCATTACCACCTGCCCCTACAACTCTAGGAACTATGTGAATAACTTCAGCTTGGGTGTTCATATCAAGCTGTTCTTCACCGATGTTATCCCCAGTGATTAATCTCTTAGTTTCATGGTCGTAAATTGATGCTCTTTTCTTTCCGCGCTTATTGCTTGAATTTTTACTTTTAAGAAAAACAGCAAACTGTAACCCTTGCTCATGTGCCCGCAACATAAACTTTTCAAAGCCGTTAATTTGAACCGACAAGGCTCTCATCGCCTCTCTAGTATTTGCAACGTCAAGTTTAAATTCACGACCGAACTTTTGCCCAAGCACGCCATATAATTTAATGGTCTTTAACATCTCGATGCCTCAAAATTTTTACAGTGCGTTCAAGCCATTGTTGACCATATATTTCCCGAACAGATTTGCGGTTATATGGATGATGAAGAATTAGACTTGAACCTATGCATTGCTCAGTTTGTTCCGATTTAAGCTGCCCATTATCCCCAAGCCAGACTACCGCATGATTAGGATGCTCTGTACGCCCAACACGACAAACAAGCATATCGCCATACTGCGGCGTATCTACTTCATAGAATCCCGCTTTTTCATAATTCTCAAGGTAAAGTGATGGATGGTCCTTATCTTCCCACCATGCATCTTTACGCTCGAAATCCATAAGTTCTACGCCCAATTCACGACTATAAAAATCACGAATCAGTGCATAGCAATCTTGCCAACCGTGAAAATAATTACGACCCACTAAAGGGGCGCGATAACCACATGGTTCATATATGGCGTAATCAAGAATAGGATAAGAACAAATAACCCATGGCTTTTGATGTAATTCAATTTGAATTAAATCCAGTTCCGATGCTCTTGTTGTGCCATCTGGATGTGAATGGACATAAGCTAAGATTTCCCCCTGATCTTCAGCCATGGCTAAATCTTCAGGATGGATTTCAAACTGATCTGTCTTATCAGAAATATTGCGGCAAGGAATGTAATCTTTGCCCACTATTACTCCGCAGCATTCCTGTGGATAGCATTCATCAGCATGGGCCATGATTGCTTTTTTAATTTTCGCTGCAAGTTTCATGAAATTTTCCTCAAGTTAGAAAGTTTTTCTGGCCACTGACCACATCCAGTAGTGACTACAGCCCAATCTCCGTCTATTTCTAGAATTTGTACTTGCATCCCATTACCTGAAACTGCTCGACCTACCACCCAAAATTCAACCACTTCACCTACTGAAAAGTTACACTTAAAAACAACTCACATAAGACTTGAAGCAGGGAACCCACCGAACGGTAAGGACTTGTTCTCTCCAAAACGCAAACGGCAAGAACTTAAACGGCCACCACATCTATCCAATGATGGGTCATCTGTTGGTTCATCCTTATCAGTAAACATTGCTGCGCCCGTGTAACCACATTCCTCCCCACGATACTTCCCGACCATACACCAGTGACATAATGAGGTAATTTGGCGAACAGGAATTTTCAACCCTTCGAAATCAATAGGATTTGAAAGTTCGAATGTTACTTGTTGGGCATTTTCAGAAGTTTTTTGCTCGATATACCAGATTTGTTCTTTAGATTCATTAGACGCAGTTGGATTTCCATCTGGAAAATTTTCAGCATCAAGATATTTAGAAAGTGTAGTAATAACTTTAATTTTAGCGCCTACAAAATCCTTACATTGAAGGCAGTAAGCAGAAATAGCACCTTGTATTCCATTAATATTATTAGCAATTGTTAGTGTCGGCGCAGATGCTTTACCATCCGATCTCATTTCCAAGCCCGAAACCTCAAGACTAATAGCCTCATATGCTTGACCTTGCCAGATAATATTTTCCGCATGTTGGTGACCATGGAACCTTAGTATGCCAACTCCATAGGAGCTGGCATCTAACTCAAACAAGCGAATTAATCCATCCAGTTCAAGTTTTTGAAAGTCACTCTGTAAAGTCATAAGAGCACCTTAAGCCTGAGCTGTGGCTTCAGCAACTGGAGTGTAATCAATACTGATTTTTTTGGCGGCTAAGTCATATTTTAAAATCAGTGAATTCACATTAACGCCGTAGAGATAGCTACAATTTAAAACTGTCTGCATTGTCCATTTTGTAATGTCTGCATCGAGTAATGTCATATTTCCATTCACTCCACCACCGGGTGCTACAGCAATATTTACTGAATTAGAAGACTTATCGTAATTGATCGTTAATGTCTCAATTTTCCCCGCAGTTAGATCATTTCCAAAACTACGTGCATCTGCTAGTTGCGTACGTAATTCACCAATTAAATATGATTCTGCTAGGTCTAAAGTTTTAACAGTCATGATTCTGCTCCTTTAAGCAAAAAAAATGCTCCTTAAAAGGAGCAATAGAAAAAGGGAATTATTCAGGGGTAAAAACTTGTTTAAAAGTAGTCGAAATTCGCCAGTAACCTGCCCCAAGGCAAACTGGCTGATATTCTCCAGTTTTAACCTTTACTTCTCCGTCAAGAGGCGAATCCCATAGGAAAGCTTTAGCACCCTTATGTAGATCAAAGAATGCCTTAATTTCCAGAATTTCAGCTTCTTCCGCTGTGCGTTGATACGACCATTCACCAGCACGATTATTTATACCTACGCTTGTGCTTTGTTCGTAACCATCTCCAAAAGCTGTGGTTAAAACATTAAATTTATTTGTCTGCGAGTTACCTTCTAAATCTTGTGCCCAAGTAAATTTTAGTAAGCTCATAGTATTTCCATAAGTTGAATACATCAAAAAATGTAAACATTATTGTTGACAGTGTAAACAATAATGTTTACAATAGCACTATGTTAAACAGATAGAGGAAAAAGTGAAACGTAAAGATTTGATGAAGTTCCTAAGTCAACTAGGGGCTGAGTTTAAAGAAGGAGGTAAACATACCAAGGTTTACTTAAACGATAAACAAAGCACAATCCCCAGACACACGGAAATCGACGACTTCTTGGTAAAGGGAATAAAAAAACAATTAGGAATCGAGAGTTAGCTCTCGGTTCTTTCATCAAATCTGTATTCACTTGGAGTTTATTATGCAATATCCAGCTACTTTTACTTTAAACCCAAAAACGGGTTGCTACTTTGTTGAGTTTAGAGATATACCCGAAGCATTAACACAAGGCTACTCTATAGAAGAAGCAACTGAAGAAGCAAAAGACGCACTTATAACGGCGATGGATTTCTATTTTGAAAATAATAGACATATACCTATGCCTAGCCCTATACAAGAGGGTGATCATGTAATTGATCTCCCTCTAAGTATTTGGTCAAAAATTCTTTTGCTAAATACGATGCTTGAACAGAATGTTAATCAATCTGAACTCGCACGACGTTTACATATTCAACGACAAGCCGTTCAACGACTTGTCGACTTAAGCTATACAACTAAGATTGATGCAGTTATAGATGCCCTTAAAGTTTTGGGTAAACATCCTGTTCTATCTATAGCTTAATCATTAAATGAAAAACCGACCCCAATTTATTGGGGTCGGTTTTTTGTAAACTAGTCAAAAATAAAATTCGACCATTCTATTAAAACTATACGTCAATTTTCAGTTAAATGAAAACTCTCCATATCATATTTAACTTCTAATGGCTTTATAAAGTACTCCGCCCTGTCTCAGTTCTTTTAACATTACTTGTCTAATAGCATTACCCAAAGCATCCCCAAGAGCCTTAGCTTGCCCAGCTGAATCAACATTACTTGAGCCGTCAGGGTTTACTGTAACAGTGACTGTTACTGGAGCGCTAATTACATCTCCTCCTTGTGGCAACTCTGCCAAAGTAGCAACCATTACCTGATTGGTGTTTGATTTAGGCAATTCACCTGTCTGGTTCATATAATTTAGATTATCCAAACCAATTTTTTTAGCAGAAGATTCTTTGATCATGAACTCTTCGTTCGATGCCCAAATAGGAATACTGTCGCTAGTCCCTGTCCCTGGTCCTCTAATTTGCCCACCTGTTGCAAATCCTTTGGGTGCTATCGCCGAAACAGCTTGAGTTAATGCACCTGTCTGTGCAACTGCCATCGCTACGGCAGGAATGTTATAAGGGAAAGCAGCTGAGGCCCATGCTTTACTAATTGCTTCCTTACTTGATAGCAATGTACTAGCAATAGCAAAGCCCTTTTGCATAGCGAATAACACCTTGTATGTTCTGGATTGTTCACCTCCAAATGCTTTCGCAATACCAGACATATCACCCATTAAAGAAGAATAACCAGATAGAGTTTGTGCATTTAAACCATCTTGTAACTCTCTAGATTTAGAAGCATATTCCGTGTCCAAATATAATTTGGCATCTAAATATGCTTTATATGCATCTTGCAACATCTGGTACTTTTCTGTATCTGACAATCCTTCATTGTCCTTAATAGAGGTTTTTACATCCTGATAATCTCCATTTAAAGATGCCTGTTTTGAGTCCAATTCATTATTTAAATTCCATTGGGCCAGCTCATCGGGTTTTAATGTTGCTCTTGCCCATGATTCAGCTGCACTTTGATTCAATTTATTAATTTTATCTTTTATATTTTGAACCGCTTGTTGTGTAGCTTTAACTTTCTCATCCTGAGTTTTAATATAATTTTCTAAATCTTTCTCATATGCTTTTTTCTGAAGTGCGAGTAATCGATCTCGTTCAGTTGGGTCATTCGCAAATTTCTCATTAATTAATTTTACAGCTTCAGCATTATCAGCGGCCATTCTCTCTAAATCTGAATAATATTTTTCCTGTATTGACTTTCGATCTTTTGCCGCCGCTTCCTCAGTAGCTTTTCTAGCCGCCTCAAAATCCTGAATATCTTTTAAAATTTCAGTTGGATCATCATGTATAAAACCTGAGTCTTTGCCAGTTTTCCCATTTAAGCCAACTAACCATTTATTTACTAGATCAGGAAATTGCTTTACTTCCTGCACCCGAGCAGGGTTCCCTTTTACAGTCCCAGTCTCTTTAAAACGTTGTGCCCCAGCCACACCAGCATTGTGAGAACGGATAGCAGCTTCCCAAGTTCCTAATTCTTGATAGGCTTTTGCTAAATTTTTAGCGACGACTTCTGCGATAACAGGTAGATTTTTTGAATCAGCTACACTTATTTTATTATCTTTTCTATAATCTGCTGTCGTTTGATAATACCCAATTGCACCTGTAGGGCTCCGTGCATTTTTGTCACCTTTGGACTCTTGGGCCATCAGAGCCGCCAATAAATTTTTTGGAAGCCCATATTTTTCTTCTAATTTGTCCAACCCATTTTGAGATGCTAGTGCAGATACTTTTTTGAGCATATCAATTTCTAAGGATGAATATTTGTAATTTTTCTCTGCATAATCAGCTTGTTTTTTTGCCTCTGCCGTAGCTGCTTGTTCTGATTTAGTCTTTTTATCTTGCAAATCGTTTATCTCTTTATTAACAGCATAAAGACGTCTTGCGTTAGCTAAATCATTTAAAGCTGCTGGAGTCTGCATCTGCTGGCTATCATAATTATGTCTTTTCGCCCACGCCTCAAAGACAGCCAGTTCATCTTCATCATATTTATTACCAAATTTTTGTCTTATTTTTAGCTTATATGCACTTTCCATATAATCAGTATTAAATGTCTTCATATATTCTGCATACGCAGCTTGAGCTCTTTTTGATGCTGCCTCAGCTTCTAATAATTTTTTATTAAATTCAGATTGTTTATCAGTCGCCTTATCGGTAGTTTCTAATAAGGCATTGACTACCTTTTTCTGAGCGACATATTCATTACTTAATCTAATTGAAGTTGCTGCCTGTTCATCAATCTTTGCTTTTGATTCTTCAGACACGCCTGTTAAGTTATTTATTGCAGATGAAAATTGACCTGCCGATAAATCACCTTTTTTAAATGCCATCGCCAATTCACTTGCTTTTTTTGAGGCCTCCGAAGTTGAACCGTCAAAACGCCCGATATTAATGGCTAAGCTAATTAAAGTGCTATTTGCTTTGTTATATTCTTCTGTAATTTCTTCTAAAGATTTTTTTTCTGCACGGACTTGTCTACGCTGAGATGCAATATCCAATTCCTGATATTTTTTTATGACTTCTGAGACAGAAGTACCATGTTTGTTAAGGGATTCTGTAGCCTCATCACTTTTATTCTTCATAAAGAAAAAAGCTGCACCAGCAGCGAGACCTTGAATAGCTAGTAGCCCCAACCCTGCTGGACCGCCTAGAAATGCCATTGCACCTCTTAAAACACCCATAGCACTCGCAGTCTGCAAAGTTACCCCTGCCATTCTAGCAAGTGTCATCTGATAGCGGATGCCTTCAATCATACCAAGGGTAAATTCTTTAGTTAAAATCGCCCCTTGAACTGCCAGTTTTACACCTAAAGCTGTTGCTAATGCAGTAGCAGCAGCCGAGATGTTATCCATATTGGATGCAACCATATTAAAAATTGGAACAATTCCATTAATTAAGGTTGCTTCAACACCTTGCCATTGCTGGTTCATAATCCATAGATTTTCTTTTGCCTCTGATAATTTTTTTATCATTGCATCATCCATGATTGATCCTGCACGTTGCGCAGCATCTCCATATTTTTTAAATCCAGCTCCCCCATTTTCTAACAAAGGAATAAGCATAGAAGAGTCAGAAATAATAGCTTCCATGTAGAATTTCATATCATTCTGACTAACATTTGCTTTTACTAAGGAATTATAATAAAGCTGTAAGGCTTCTGGACCTGATAGTTTTTGAAATTGAGAAATTGTCACACCTACTTTGGGCGCAATATTTTTAAAGAAGTCAGCTAAAGGCCCACCTGCCGTTTGTTGATACTCCCCAATACGGTCTTGCATGTCTTTCATCTGGTCCGCAAATTTATCTATACTAATTCCGGCTGTTTCTGCACCTTTTGCATAATATTGAAAAACTGTGGTGCTTGCGTTTGCAAGTTGGGCTAATTTTTTAATTTCATTTCCAGCGTCAATAGCTTTTGTTACGAATGCTGTCACTCCTGCAACAGATGCTCCTGCCAAAACTGCGCCAAAAGCTTTTGCCGCAATACTTGCCACATTAAAGCTAGAAGCGATACTCTCACCTGAAGATTTGGCTTTACGTTCAGCCTGATTTAATGGCTCAATAAAATTACCTATTCGAGTCACTAAATCTAAGGTTAGGCTTCCTAGATTGTTCGTAGCCATACTTTTCTCCAAGCAAAAAAAAACCTCGCATTTGCGAGGTTTTCAATATTCAAAATTTGTTAATTCAATTGACTCTCAAATCGAGCTAGACCGTCAAAGGCTAATGTTTTTTTGCCTTCATCAATTAGATTCGTTTCAAGATAATTTCCACCAGAAATACTAACTTTAAGCCAAACCTTTTTAGCATTTAAAATTTTAGTAAGGGTTTGTTTGTCAATTTTAAATCGTTGATACGATTCTTTATAATTACCAGTTAGTGTTGAGTCATGTGCAAAGTTGATTCGATCGGCTTTTACTATTTCCCCATCAATATTAATCAATAGGTTGCTCATCGCAGCAAAATAGTTTAGCGTACTTAATTCTAAAACTACTTCTTCTGGATTGCTGTTTTTCCAATTTGCTCCAAGCATCAAACAAGCGCCACCAAATTTGGCACATGAGGAAGTCCCATATGATCTCATTGTTATTTCTGTAGTCCCATCAAAACCACTCTTTTCGATTGTGATTCCTTTAGGTGCTGCCCAAGATAAACATGGAATTAATAAAGTTAAAAAAAGAATTTTTCTCATATACCCACCAATATTAATTTTCAACAATTTAACAAAGGGGGTAATAAAAAACCACCCCTATGGATGGTTTAATATTAAGGCTTATTCTTTATTTTGAGCAATCGCTCTTGCTCAAAGGTTAATGGCGCTGGTTTATCAAAATGTGGTAGATAATCATATATTTGTAAACCTTTAACACCTTTTGAAGATGCAAACATTAACTTTAATTCCGCCATAACCTCTTCAACACGTAGCCCTATATTCAAGCTTCCGCGTTTTCTTCGGTAGGCGTCCCACTTTTGGATTTCTTTGTACGAGAAGGTCGTTTCAACTTCTTCGATTGACCTACCTGTAACGATTGCGATTTCGATGATGAGCTCTTCTCTGTCGTCGATTTCAATGTCTGCTTTCCCAAGACATTAATTTCAACAATCTTACTCCAAATAATATCAACTAATGCCTGACTGAAGTGTAAGCGGACTTCATCCTCTGTAAATGTTGGTGTTCCATCTTTGTCGGTAATACAACTTGCTAAAATACCTGCAAGAGCTTCTTTATTTTCGCCGTAAGCTTTCATATTAGCCACAGCTGATTGATAGTTAAATGGCTTAATATAGGTTGAAAATTCAGACTCCTCACCATTTACTAAAACTTGAACTGTTACTTTCTCTGGTTTTCCAATCAAAATACCTTTTTTAATTTGTTCAGGACTTAACTGTTTCATATTCAATATTCCAAAGAAAAGCCCCTATAAAGGGGCTTATGAGGGGTTAAATTTTTAAGCAGATTTCAATGTGTCAAATGCTGGTGTCTGCCGTTTCATAGGGATCGTGTGATTAACTAATGAATCTTTATCAAAAATCGGTGGACCTTTCCGTAATTGTGCTTGGAACTGGGTCCATGAACGTCCTTGTGGCACAGTTACAATATCGCCATTCAATGTGGGGGCAGCTGTACCATCAGACCAACCTACAAAAACTTCAACTTTGGCTTTGTTCTGAGCCAAATTTAAAATAAGGACATGGGTTTCATTTTCAGGGTCTGTATTAATTTTCAAACTGCCTTCACCCGGTTTAACTAAACCATATTCAGATGTGGAGGATTCTCGTTCCTCCATACAAGTGGTCTCGATTTCTGTAACGCTGTCATCACCAACTGACAATTCGGTAATACATTCAATTTTGGTTAAAACAGCAGGAGACCCGTGTTTTACCCATGTTTCTGTGCCTTGTGTTAATACGCCCATGAGTGGACTCCTCTTTTCTTACGGCGAAAAAAACCCCGCGAATGCGGGGTTCAAAAACGAAAAACCTCGCAAATGCGAGGTCCTACTTCTAATTAATATTTAAATATGGATTGAGGTTTCTAACTTCACCTTAAGTCTTGCGCTTAACAAACCAATTCGCGTCAAACCCACGAGAAAATAATTTTGTTTGTGTCTCTTTTCCGTTAATCATGGAATTCAAAATATAACTATGATCTCCAAGAACTGAACGAATTGCCGCTCGAATAGCTGTAGCTCTTATTACATCTGTGTCGTACACAATCACTTGGTACATCACATGATCAAGCTTAGCTTGTGAATCTAAGTGATTTTCTGAAGATGCGGTTATGATTTGCCACACTGCATATGGAGGTTCAATGCCGGATGGTGCAACATCCTCATAAACTTTCAAATCCTCCCCTAAAAGGGCTTTAATTTTTGAATTTGCATTTAAAATTCTAAAAATAGGAATATCACTCATAAATTTGCCAACTCTAAATTTAAAGCTTCACTAAAACTTTCTGAAAATTTTGTAGTTACCTTCTCAAGGTTATTTGCTAAAGCTGGTCTCATGAATGGAATAGCTGGTTGATGAGAACTACCAAATTCTACCCAACGCCAGTGCCGAGTATCACCGCCACTCGTTTCAGGTGGATTTGGATCTGAAAATGATGCACCGCCTCTTACACCGACACGCATTTTTATTGTTCTAGAATTACGTGTTTTTCCTGCCTGAGTTGAAATATTCTTCCAAATTTTTTCACTTGTTTTTTTATTATCGACTCTTTTTGCATTCTCTCGTGCAGCATTTCTTACAATATTCATAGCCTTTCTGGCTGCTTGACGAGTAATTTTCTTTACCTTTTTTTCATCAGCCAATTGTCTTAGCTTATTTTCGAGATCAGGCAGGCCTTCTATCTTTACTTCAACAGACATACAACCTCCGAATTAATCAGGGAATCGTTCAATTCCACCCGTTAACATGAATGTGCAATATTCGTTGCCTTTTCCAGCATCATCCAATGCTGGACTGTCTATCGCATAAATAATCCCCTTATGAATTACTCGCATCGTAGTATCAATATCTGTTCTATATCGGAACTTTATTCTGGCTACTATTTCGCTGTTATTTGCTTGAGCAGCGATTAAATCTTTGCCTGAAACATGTGTTACTTTCGACCAAAGAGTTTTATAGTCAACCCACTGACCCGGCAAAAAATTACCATCCTCATCCCGTCCATTCTGTTGATGTCGTTGTATAACAACTCTATGTCTCAGTTCTCCTGCTTTCACTTTAGACCCCTAAATTTATTCTGAACGGAAATAAAGTATTTTCTGCAGAAACTGGCAATTCGGCTGTCGCCTCACGCGTCTCGTAAAGAAAGCCAAAAGTTAATAAAACACCTGCTCGAATCACTGGATTAATCACAACACCATTAATACGCATAGATGCTTCAGTACGTGACTCATATAGAATTTGCTTAGCCTGATTCATATAGAATTCGCGTTCTTCTTGATCATTTGCATTCCGTGCATTTTCTTCAAATTGATTAGCTTTAGTTTTGGCTTCGTTCAAAATATTGGCTACTTCTTCTAAACCAGCATTTTTATCTGCTTCATTAGCATAGAAGTAGCGCCCCATGAATCGTGCTGCCATTAGTTCAGCAGATTCTAATTTACTCAAAATTTCTGAATCATCATCGTCATCAATTTTTTGGTGAGATTTAGCTTCGCTAATAGTCAGCACAGACATGTTTTATTCCTTTGCAGCAGCAGAACGAGTACGTTTTGATTTTGCTTTTACTTCTTCTTCACCAGCTTCTTGTGCAAGTGTTTCTTCTGAAGTTTGTTCTTCACCAGAGGTATCACTTGCAGGTGTCTCTTCTTTATTTATGGTGACCGACGTGTCACCATTTGGTGACTCATCTTTTTCAATAATTTTTACAAGATTTAGACGCGACAATTCTTCGGCCTTAGTTGGTGAAACCTCAATAACTTCACCAGTTACACGAACTTGTCGATCATGCATAAATGTTTTCAAGAGCTTTACTTTTACTTTTGACATGTTTTTTATCCTTATAAAAAAAGGGCTAGTACTACCTAGCCCTTTTGTTATGATTTACGTAAATTAAACTGCTTTACGAATCGATCCAGTAACGAACGATTCTGGACGATAAACTGCAAGTGCTAAACGCTCTTCGGCTCGAATTGAAACCATATTGTTTTCAAAGTCTTTATCATTTTCAGTAGATAAAAGAACTTCAATATCCATACGATCAAAGATTTGAGCGGCAAGGCTGAATGCACCTGTCAAAAATTGACCAGATACCATCGCTTGCGTTTCAACAGTAGGCAAGTTCCAAAGAGTATTGGCATTACCATTTACAGGATTACCAATAATGTAGCGACCTTCATTATCTTTGGTTAACTGAATATCAGCCCAATCAATGGGATTAAGAACAATACCGGTTGATGGGAATTCAGCTAGTACCGCCTGTAGTAAAGCGTAACGAATACGATCAATTGGAGTTGCGTTCGTAATTTTGATCAAATCTTCATTGAAGGTTGAAGCCTGTGGAACGATACCCAGTAAGTTTTGTCCAGTTCCATTACCGAACAATAATTGTTGTTCTTCCACCAACTGCAAGCCATAACGAGCACGAGCATCAATGTATGATTGCAATGCTGGTGCATCTTCTAAAATCTGGCGCGAAGCTTTAAATAAATGCGCAATTGTCCGTACATTCGCTGTTTTATTTTCAAACGTGATTTCAGAGTATGGTTTTGGGTTGGTCTCTGCTACTGGTGCAGCATTATTTGTAAACCCAGTTTCCACCGTATATTCAATACTATTGCTACTTGTTTGGCCCGGTGCCAACAAATCACGAATAGTCATACGGCGCATTTGAGGTAAAACAATCCCTTGATTGTCTGGGGTTACATTAGGGCCCGTCGCCGTTGTAATTGCTTGACGTGGCATTTTCACACGCATAGATGTACGTGATGTTTTATCCATTGATTGATAAGCATCAGAATCAATAACTTGCTGCCCAACTGACTTAGTTGGCTCATCACCGCCGCCACCCGCAGGACGATCAAGCTTTTGCTCCAACTCTTTAATCGTAGCGCTCAAATCATTGTACTTGGATAAAGCTTCATCGGCCTTTTGTTTAGCTTCAGTATTAGCTTCACCAAACTGCTTAACTTGCTTTTCATAATTTTCTGCATGCTGCTTTAATTGATCAGTTACCTGTTTCAAGTCAGCTTGAACTTGTTGATACTCTTTTTCGATAGTTTTGTCTGTCATGGGAGGATGTCCTTTAATGCGTTTGAAAGTTTTGAAGCCGAACCGTCGGCAAACGTATGACTTGAACCAGCGTCGTGCGTGGTTTGTGGAGTAGCGTCAGGCGTACTCTTAGGTGCGACAGCGTTGTGCGTGCCGGCTTTAATGGCTTGAAAAAGCTTTCGGCGCTCATTGCGCGGAATGTGTTGTTTTGCGAGGATTTGATCTACTTTGCGGATTGCTGCTTGTGTAGGTTCTTCTTCTGTTTCAATGACTTGGTCTGCTGGCAAATAATCGTCAGCAAAGCCCTTCTCAATAGCTTGAGAACCTGAAAGCCAAGATTCAGCATCAAGTAGTTTCGTGATTTCTTTTTTGTCTAAACCTGTTCGGGCTTGGTAAATATCGGTGGCTGATTCATCAAAAACGGCAAGGTAATCAGCGGCATCACGCATATCGTGTTGATTGCCAACCACCCATGACCAACAGTTGTGAATCATGATGAAGCCCGCGCGGGCAATTTGAATTTCATCACCTGCCATGGCAATTACTGAAGCTGCACTTGCAGCAACCCCAAGTACACGTACAGTGACATTGCCCTTGTGACTTCTGAGAAGGTTGTAAATTGCTAAACCTTCAAATACATCCCCACCAGGAGAGTTAATGTTGACAATTACATCTTCTTCATCACCGATGTAACGCAAAGCTGCTGAAATACGTTGCGCTGTAACCCCTGACCCATCCCAATAGTCGTAGCCAATTTGCTCATAAATTGAGATAGTGTTTTCAGTCTCGGTAGAAGCCTTAATATTTGGTTGATACTTACTCAGCACAGTTTCAGGCAAATCAAACCGAACATTTGGTTTGTTCAGGGCCTTCGGTGCCATCGGCATATTGCTTTTACTCATTTGATTTACCTTTCTGCAGGCGAAAAAAAAGCGACCCGAAGGTCGCTTGCTTAAGTTGTTTATTATTTTTTAGGCTTGATTTAAGCCCTCAACACCACGTTGTTGTCGATCACGTGTACGCTGTTCAAAAAGTGCTAGTGCATTTTCCATGTAAGTTATCGCTCGCTTATTTTCTTCACATGGAAAGTTATTGTTCAAAATTTTAGTCCGATGAATCAAAATGGCTAAAAGCGCTTCACTAGTTATACCATTCACCCCATGTTCCTTAACTGGACCATGTTGAAATTGAATTGGTGTAACTAACTCACCAGACAAAATATCGTAATAATGACCATGACTTAATTCATGACGTTTTTCTGAATTCTCAACTTGAATCTGCTCATTGTGCGTTACTACAACGCCATTATGATCTTCATGAATGTCTGTGCCAAAAACTATACTTTCTGACGCATGGCCTTGAGTTTCGTGTTCAGAATTGTTCATATTTTTAACCTTTACTTAGAAAATTACTTATCTTTACCAGCATCATTAATCGGTACATTTTGAGACTGAATTGTAAGCTCATCTGCGATACCGCCGCGTTTCGGTAAATTCTCTTTTTCACGGACTTCATCTCGAGTGTAGATACCGTTATTGACCATTTTGGAATAAAACTCTGCTCGAGTATTGCTATCTGCCCGAAGCAAGCCTTCAATAGAAAATTCAACGTAATATTTAAGTCTTTCTGCCGGTGTAAGTAATGACTTGTTCATAGATTGTTCAATAAGAACTAACCATGGGCGTAATGTGAATGTCAGAAAACCTTGCATTTCCTGTTCCATACCACTTCCCCATTTAGTCTGCCCTTTACTGCTATATCCAATTAAATAGCCGGGTACACGGAACCAACGGCAAATCGACTCAATGTTAAAATTTCTTGACTCAAGCAATTGAGCGTCCGCAGGATTTATGCCGATCGCTTTAGTTGTAACACCTTGTTCTAATACTGGCGATTTACCGGCATTTAAAGCACCAGATACTTCTTTTACATAATTTTTGAATACTTTTCTTTGTTCATCATTCATCGTACGATCCACTTCAAAAGCGACCGTAGGTAATAGACCATTTTTAAACGTACTATTTGCAGCATCATCTGCTGACATAGCAGCGCCAAACACATTTGCCCCGTACTGAATAGGTGACAAACCAATTCGTCCGTCTAATGAGAACGCAGGAGTATGTAAAATTTCGGATTGATCAATGATAAATAACTTACCTTTTCTATCTGTATACGAATAAATAAGGTCATCACGATCATTAAATTTTAATTGCATCCGACCAGGCATAAGGAAATTCAAACTTGTAATTTCATTTTTTGAATTTCTCTTAATTTGCGAGTATCCATTTCCACGCAACAATAAAGATGCCGCATAACATTGCGTGTAATTAACCGATGTCATATGAATATTTGGCTGATTACGCAAAATTGGATACAAAGGATGATTAATTGCGGGCTTTCTACTTCCATCTGGTTGCCGCTCATAAACAACAAGTGGAAGTGTTGAGATGGTTTCTGAGATTAATCGAACACATGCCCATACGGCGTCAAGTTTTAATGCGGTTTCAACACTGACACTTTTCCCACTTGATGAAGAAAACCCAAGTAAAGAAGTCCAAAAATTTACGTCAGTTAATCCACCACTTTGCTGTCTCGAATTATTCTGCGGTGCTACAACTGCACTATTAAGAGTCTGTAATAGCGTTTTCATTTACACCATTCCTTTTCTTAAAAATGCCGCTGCACCAAATAAAACTACACTTGCTGCTAATAGTGAGAATGCCAACCCAACCAACAAATACACACCAGAAACTAAGCAAACAGCAGCGCAAAGCAGCAAGATTAAATAAACAACGACTGGTAAACTCATTTTCTTTACCCATAAAAAAAGCCCCTTTTAAGGGGCTTCATGACTTAGGAATTTTGATTAATTCATTCTGTGGTTAAGAAAATGTCTAATTTTTCTTAGGGAACCACTCAAATTCTGTTAAAAGTTCTTCACAACGAACCACTTCTCTTCCACAGAAAGTCATTGCTTGGTCCCGTGTTAGAGGTTGACCCAAACCATACTTTCCACCACTCTTAGTGAGTAAAAGTTCATTATATAGCTCAGGTTTTACATGTAATAACTCAGGTGGTTTTCCAACATTACGGAGGTATTGAAAGAAACTATCGTGAATACTTTTTAACATACATACCTCTAAACAATTATGGGGTTACTAATGGCATCCATGAACTGCTCATCAGTCATTCGTCCGCCATTCGGTTCTTGGTTTAAGCTCATCAGGGCAACTGCATTAAACATAGATATAACAGGGTCAATTTTACAAACCCCAGATTCCTGTTTTGTGATTATAACTGCATTGCCTGATCGTTTCCCCTTCGCATTACCAACACACCAAGTCATTAGAGGTTGATCAGCATGAAAAAGTTTTTTTTCCGCCAGTTTACGCTCCGCTGTAGTTGCATACCCAGACAGCATGTAGCCTTGCGGAATGGCAAATAAACTTTCAAATGGTATACCTGCATCAATCAAACCATCTTGCAAGGCTGGCATACCTAACTTATCTAATCCGAAAGCTTTTTCGGGCATCTTACCTGTATCAAATACTTTTTTTGCAATTTCGCCCGCCTCGGTTACATCTTCACCGATATTCTTAACAATTACTAAGTCGCCTTGCTTTTCAAAATCACGTAATCGCGGTGCAATTTCTTTTCTTCGTTGCAAAGCGATTGGATGAACCCAAGCTTTAGTCCACAGATACCAAATTGATCTGTCTTTTGCATCACGCCCAAGAACGGTCATACCAAATAAATCATCAAGACCACCCCCATCAAAACCAATTGTGATGCAGTCTGATTTTTTTATAAGAAAATCAAGTTCAAACTTCTTGCCTTGTTTTTCCCAAAAATCTGCACCGGCCCAACGGTCGGCACGTAAATTCATGCCAATTTCAACATTAAGATGTTTGGCTAAAAAATCTCTAATTGATTCTTCGCCGTTTTCTTGTACCTGTTCCCATTGATTTCGTAAGAAATCCATGTCAACTGAAGCACCCAAGTTAGGGTTTGTGACATACCACCAATCTAGATTGTAATGTTTCCGCTTATCTAACATTCTGAGCGGGAACTCATAAATTAGTGGAAGAAATTGTTTATTAACTTTTCTTCCATCTCTAATAGCCCGTGCATAATCTAATTTTTGTTTAAATACACCTGCCGGGATCTCATCAGATTGAGTCGTTAAGTAAATAATGCAGCCTTCAGGTCGGGATGCTAAACCACCTGTGGCTTCACGCAACATTGATTCCGCATTAGCCCTCTTGCCAAATACCCAAAGTTCATCAACAAGAATCCAAGAAGCTTTTTTACCAGCAGTAGCATCACTATCTGCAGCAACAACTTTAAGAATTGCACCAGTGCCTTCATGAGTCACTGTACGTGTGTGCTCACTCAAACGCATCATGTCGGCTAATTCTGGATCAGCCTTAATCATGTCCCGAATCGGCCCAAAGGAGTTATCAGCAACTTCTTTAGTCGGAGCAAGAATAATTAACTCAGCAGAAGGCCGGTCATTCAAAATTAATGCTGTCAGCATAATTGCTGCAGCAATGGTTGATTTCGTATTTTTCTTAGAAATTAATAAGAAAAATTCACGTATTAATCTGCGTTTTCGACCAGGATCATATGCTCCAAAAATTGAAGCAACGAACTCATATACCCATTCTTTAGTAACTTCGCTGATTAATGGCGGTCGAGGGTTCCCCTCTTCATCTTCAAAATCGCCAACAACGTCAACTAACGCAAGTTGTTTAAAAGTATTTAATGCAAGGTCTGCAACTTCAGGAAATAGCGGTTTACAAGGGATGAGCGACTCGCGTCTAACAATTCTTTTCTCCCAGTCGGGACACGCTGTTGTCCAATCTGGAAGCATTGCACTCATAAATTACACCCATAAAAAAACCGCCTTTCGGCGGTTGATTTAAACTTCAATCTTTAATCTGAACCTGTTCTATAGGAACTCTATTTTAATTTACCTGTTTTTTAAGCCAATAAAGCTCCCACATCGTTATGCCAGTGTATTTCACTGACATTTTATGGTATTGCCAATACCTAGCTGAATACCACTTTTCCGTTTCCCAACAGTAAACATCATCCCAAGCACACTTCATAAGAGCAGCTTCAATTTTATCTGCTCCGCCAAAACGGGTAATAATTTTAGAGCTTTCAGTTACATTCTCTTTTTTAATGTAATTATTAATCATATGTCATGTTTCCATGTTCATAGTATGGCTATTATTAATATTATAATTTAGTTATTATCATTTGTTCTCGTACATAGTCACCAAAAGTTGCTGTTTGAATACAGATATATAAACTTTCAACAAAAAGACGAAAGCTTTCTGCTTGCAAAATTCGATTACCGCACTCCAATCTCATGGGATACGAAAAATTATTAAAATCTATTTTTATTGGAGATAATTGACGAATTGAGTCTTTTGTAAAATCAAATGCTGCAGCATCTGAATTAGTAAATTTTGCCAAAGATGAATTTAACTTCATTAATACTTCGGTTATTTCTGATCTAATACGTTCCACATCATTTGCTTTTTGAAGACCTTGTTCAATTGCCTCTAAGAAATTCATGATTTACTCTTTAGATCAATTTTAATTTCACAGCGACCAGTATATTCACAACCTGTGGATGTCATTGAACTACTGACCCAACAACGATGTGTAAATTCTTCGCCTTTGATATTTGTCTTTTTTAAAACATAATCAAGGATAGCTTCCTTAAGTTCCGTATCACTTAAAGTGGCATCTATTTCGCGTCTATGTATTTCTTTATCAAAAATGGCCATTAATTTTCCTACCTAAAATGATAATTAACTAGGTTTCATTTGAGCCTGTAGAGTCGCAAATTTACCACCGGCTTTTGCAGCATTTTTTGCTGCCTCAGCTTTAGTTTCTTTTTTACCTTTATCAGCCACTTTGCCATGTGTATAGGGTAAAGCAGCTTTAGCCGCATTGAACCTCAAAAACATTTCATTGTCTTTGTTGTTCATTACATCAATTAAAAATTGAAGTGGATCATCTTTTGTATAGGGGAACTCCTCATCTAATGGATTACAGTCTTCCCCACTATCAGTAGGTTTAACTTTTTGCTTCTCAGAAGTTAAAGTTCGCCCCTCTTTTTCTGCTTTTAACTTTTCAATGAAGATAATAATTTCAGGATCATTTCTTAATTTTGACCCCTGTTGTGAAGCAGATTTTTCAGCGTAACCCGCTAATATTGCTGCTTCTTTATTACTCTTGCCCTCGACAATGGCGCGAGCAAATTTTTTCATTTTCTCGGTCAATGCCATTGTTTCACCTTTAACTTTTTCCTTTAACTTTTAACTCAACGGGATTTTTTTTTATAAATGAGAAGGGGGGGCGGTCTAGAATGTGAAGGCCCTCTGACTTTTCCCCTCCCCCCACGGCACCAGCACCATTTTAGTGCATTTTCATATTTACCCTGTTTGCTCTTCTTTTTGCTTCACTTTGTCATGACAAAGTTTGCATAAAGCTTGATGATTCTTTGTATCCCAAAACAATTTGTCATCTCCTCGATGAGGAACGATATGGTCAACCACTGTTGCCTCCGTAACCACACCTTCCTTTTGACAATAAACACAAAGTGGATTTAATTTCAAAAACTCTAAACGGTATTGTTGCCATTTATAGCCATAACCACGTTGCGTTGATGACTTATTAGAACGCCATGAATTGGTCTGAGGTTTTATAGTTCTTTCATTGGTCTTTAAAGTATTTAACCTGAAAGGATTAAGCTGTTTTAACCTAGCCATATTCACTCCAACTCATAGTGTTTTAGGCTTAGAATCAAGATAATGAGAACCTGTCTTCTCTACCTCTTCTTCATCAAGGTATTGCATTAATAATTCATTATTCTGTTCAATCGCAGCAAGAACGATATTATCTTTCCGTTCGTTCTGTTGAATCAGAATTGTTGTCTGTTCTAATAACTTCTCCATTAAAGGAAGTAACTTTTCGCAGCCGCATACTTGCTGCTTTTGCGATTCTTTCGAGCTCATCTTTCCTTTCCTTCAACCATTGACGGCGCTTTGCACAACCAGTACAAGCCATTGCAATCACCTAAAAGTTATAACGAATAAAAAAATAAAACCGCATCAATATTAATTAATGCGGTTTTATGTGCCGTAATATGTTCGGCAAAACTACTGTCAGCTATATTTACCAAGACGACGTGCTTTTAAACGGCGCTTCTTTTGGCTGACTTTATTAGGCTTTTGGGTTGTTTTAATCAAAGGTGTAAGCGGGAATAAACGCTCAAGTTCATCAACAGCAATTAATGATGCTGTTAAGCCTTTGAATGCTGCTGCTAAACCTCTGATTGACATATCAAACAATCCTCAATTAATAATTCATGATGATCAACTCATCACTCTTTTTACTCTTACTCTTTAAGTCACGGCCGACTGAATAAGTAATACTTGTCTTTTCAATCCTAAAGTCTGCAAAGATTGTTCTTATCAATTCATGTTCATTAATTGATAACATTACTTTGCCTTTGCAGCTCTTCATTTTCGCAGCAAGTAATTTGTATTGATCAAGTGGGAAATCTATGCCGTAACCTGCCGTGTCTAAATAAGGAGGGTCTGCATAGAAAAAAGTATGCTCACGGTCATACTTATCAAAGCAATTATCCCAACTCAGATTTTCTATGTAGACGCCATTCAAACGCAAATGTGCTGCACTCAAACTTTCTTCAATCCGTAAAAGATTTAAAGAGCGTCCAGTTGTTGCGTATCCAAATGTTTGACCAGAAACCTTACCACCAAACGCATGTTGCTGAAGGTAATAGAATCTTGCAGCTCGCTGAATATCCGTTAGTGTTTCTGGTACTTTTAGTTTTTCCCATTCAAAAACCTGACGGCTTGATATGCACCATTTGAATTGCCTTACAAACTCTTCTAAATGATTTTGAACAACTCGATATAGGTTTACTAGCTCACCATTTAGATCGTTTATAACTTCTGTCTTTGCCTGGTCTTCTCTTAAGAAAAATAGAGCAGCTCCACCACAAAACAATTCCACATAACACGAATGCTCTGGGAATTTACTCAACAAATCCTTAGCTAAACGGGTTTTACCACCTTGCCATGGAATTATTGGCTTTGATTTCATAAAAATTTTCCTGTGCAAAAGCTTACATTTTTGATAGCCTTCACCGGTCGTGTGCACGATAGGCTGGGCTTGCTTTTGACAGTCAAGGTCTGTCAGGAGGTCGAGGTACTGTTACCGCAGTACTTCGTCCCCAGTTTTACTCGATACAAAAAAACTCGGTTCCAAAAGGGACCGAGTTTTTATTTATTTACTAATGTAATAAAAAGAATCTGAACAAAGAAAATGTAGCTAAAGCTTTTAAAATGACTTTACATCTTCACTAGTAAGAGGATGATAAATCATATAAGCATCAACCTGATTTAATTTGATTACGTCACCAAGATCAGGACGATCTACAGTTAAAGTAAAATGTTTATCCTGACTGTTACATACATCCCAAATGGCTGGCAGATAGCCGAAAGATTCATCATCTACTTTAATAGCCAATATACATAGTTGATTTGGTTTAGTAGGTGCATGTTGATTTGAAAGCCAAGCCATCTTTTCTTCGCTCCATAGAAATGCAAAAAGCCCATCTATTAGATGAGCTTTAGAAAAAGATAAGCCATAAACAAAATACGACCATCTTAATAAAACTATACGTCAATTTTCAGAATAATGAAAACTTTATGATTGTAACTCTTTGTAAGTATCCTTTCGGTATTGTCGTATTGTTTCTTCTGCATCCTGAATAGCCTGTTCCAAAGCTGCCTGCATCATTTTCTCGTATGTTTTCCATGTCATTCGATACACATCTACAGACATTTTATTAGCAGGAATACCCGCATAATATAATCGCCCCATTGATGTAAAGTTCTTTTCAAGTTCAGGATTTAAAGTGAAATCAATTACCATTCTGGCAACTAACCACGACAAGTGATAAATAGCTATATGTTCTGGCTCACGTTTTTTATCTTTCTCAGCTTCATTCATCATAATATGAGCAAGATAATTACGAATATAATCATAATCACTTTCAGATTTACCATTAAAGATAATTAAAGCTGTAATCGACTTTTCGAGTTGTGTTTTCATCTTAGCTATTGCACCTAATCTGTCTTGGAAATCAATCGGTTTAGAACCTGTAGAATGCCCAGCACGTATGAAATCCAATGATTGTGCAGTTAAACCTTTTGCTAGCCATTCAAATTGTGTGAACTGATTAATAACAGTTACTTCTACGCCCATCTGTATAACCTCACTTCTTAATTTTCATGGCCCAAATCAACATACAAGCATCTCGCTGTTCTTGATTTGTTCGCCCTTGCCAACCTGTCACCCGGTTAAAGCTTTCTGAATCTAATTTCGTTCTAGTTGGTTTAATCATTAAAACAGGAATACCCTTTGACTCCGCCATCTGAACCAGTAATTTACCCGTAGCATGATTCTCACCAACATTCTTTGCCGTGCGCTCTGCAACTAAACGACTTTGAATATTTCGGAAATTAGATTTCGTATTTAACCAACCAGCTTCAATTACTACTTTCTTTATCAAGTCGCGATTCGTATCAAATAAAGTAATCACCTCATGAAATGCCAGATTTTTTAATTCCAAATGTGTTGCACTTTTAATTGCAACACCTGATTTTTCAAGATCAGGATCAATACCAATAATGATTTCACTCATCAAAATTACTCAGTTCAACTTCTTTGATGTTCCCGAATCAATCCATTTTCATCGGGACCCTGTTTCCATTGAGATTTAAGTAATTTAAATATTTAAACGGCGACAAATACTGAAGTAATATTTACTTCTACTATTTGTTTAAACTTCTTTGTCTTTCAGCTTCTAAGATAGCTTCAGGCACTAAACTCATAGCAAGTTTGACATCAGTTGCTGGACAACCGAAAAATCCCCCTTTCTCTAAATGCCCTATTACAAACTTACCATCTTGATCTATCTGATCTACTACACCATAACCATGAATATGAGTACCATCCGTTTCAGCTCTATTTGACGAATAAAAATCAACTAATACCCTACTGCCTACTTGAACTGAATTGTCTTTTATAAGTTCGACTGTTTCACCTTTCAAAATGGCTTCGATATTTTGCAAAGTTTCACGGATTACAAAAGCTTGGTTACGTTTTGAGATTCCAAAGCTCAAGTTACATTCAGTTTGTCTACACATTCCGATTTCATTATTAATCGCCTCTAAAGCAAGTTTAATTAAACTTTCTGGTGCAGTAATTCGTGCGTGATGTAAGTTTGTAAAGCTCGAATACACTTGTTCATATTTCCACTCATAAAAGACTCGACGCCCATTAAATTCGCCAAAACCACACACCAGGCAAGCTTTATCAAAACCATGTTTACACTTATCCATAGATGCACCTATTACTTAACCCATGCACAAGAGTATTGAGTACCATTAACCCAATAAATATCATGTGTTTTGCATACTTCTATACTGTTAAATATTGAAAAACCTACACCTAGAAATACAAGCATGATAAGTAAGACAATCAACAACCAATTAGTTTGGTTTCTTCCCATATTAGCCACCCTTTTTAGGTCTCAAGAAAACTGGGTTAAAATACGAATCCAATATTTTTAAAGCTCTACATCCATTTACTCTTTTATCGTCACCACATATGAAAAATTCACGATAGTAGTTCTTCCCGCAGAAATGGTAACGGCATCTTTCACGGTAATAATTAATTGTAGGAAGGATAGTATTAACGGGGTCTTTTTGAGACCACCAATCCCATTCCTCTTGAGGCGGCATAGCAAAATAGACATCCAGTTCAGTTGCAATTAATTCACCGTTATCCGGGCCGCCAATTGCCTCAACATAAAAAATCAATTTTCCCCTACCTTGAGCGCTTGCTCTGCCCTTTTCAGGATCATCATTTTTCTTCTAGTACATGCATTAAAATCTTGGGTTTTAAATGATCCGATTACGGCAGCACGCATTTTGCTTAATGTGTCCGTAGCTTTTAAGCGATCTTCTAACCATTTCACCCGCTTTTGCAGCTCTGCTTTCTCATCTCTTAAACCAAGCAGTTTTTCAGCTTGTGTTTCAATCACTTCGTTTTGATAAACGAGCTTTTGACCTTGCTCTTTTATGTTGTCGTTAAGCATCTGATTTCTGCGTTGCAGCTCCTCCACTTTCGCTTGCTGGTGCTGCCATGCTTCCTGCCAAATTGCCCAGCCTTTCCCGCGTAGACTGTCAGGAGAATAGCGATATCCAAATTGAGATTCGTACCAATCCCAATTTTTCTTCATATCGTCATAGTTTGCTTCGTATTTCTCACATTCAAATCGTTCGAAAGCTTCTCTACACTTATCCATCTCAAACATCCTTATTACTTGAGCAATAGATACGTGCTCAACACCTTCAATTGACACCATTGCTAAGTCGTTACCATGTTCAATTGCATCTTTAAACATTTGGTCTACTGACTCATCAATGCGGTGGCCTGCTGCTATTTCTTCGGGGGTGGCATATTCAATTTCACCTTTTGTTGTGTGAAGGCACCAGTTCTCCCCATTCTTTACGAAATTACATTTGATAAGATCTTTATCAATACTGTCTATTTGGTAGATAGATTCAGTTCTTTTGTCTGTCCGCTTAATCCAATCACCCGCTTTAAACTCACTCATGGCTGGCTCCTTTTTCTGCATCACACATTTCACATTTATCTATATGCCCCCACCCATCATCTCGAATGAAGCCAAACCCCT